ATACGAATCAACGGACAATGCAGAGTCGTGGTCTAAAACTCTTGACGACATGGGGTCAACAAACGCTACAGGTGGTGTCAGTGGTGATGACTCAATCGCGGTGACATGCGATGTGTTCGGCCCACTGTAATTTAAACCAAGTGCGAACTAATTACTGTATGAACAAAAGGGTATAGTATGTCTAGTGGTAAATTAGCCGGCACTCAATTTAGAAACGAGTTTATTAAATCTCTCAATATCCTCGCCCCCCGTATTGCAGCGGCGATTGAACGTTACGGGTCAGACCCACTAATTGTTGATAGTTTAAAGATCAACAATCAACTGACTGCTAACAGTGCCACATTTAGTGCAGGGGTCCAGTTTGACAGCACCCTTACACTCAAGGATATAGGCACTCATGCTGACACACCTGCGAGTGGTTTTGGTGTAATTTATGTCAACGGTGATGTGCCCTATTTTAAAACAGATGGCGGAACAGCAACTTCAATGATTGGTGGAGGTGGTGGATCTCCGGGCGGCTCAGACACACAGGTTCAATATAATAATGGCGGATCGTTTGGGGGCGTGGCTAGCTTAACGTTTGATGATAGTAGTGGTCACTTAACAATCATTGACGATAAGAAGCTACAATTTGGAACCAACAACGATGCATCTTTTGAGTATGACGAGGATGGCACCAATACTCTGCTATACGCCGGCGCACATCTGAGAATTTCTGATGATGTTAAATTAGAGTTTGGAACAGGCGGTGATGCTTTTTTCTTTTATGATGAAGCCTCAACTGATAAATTACTTTATGGTGGTGCTACTTTACAAATCGATGATGATACAAAATTAGAATTTGGACAAGGTGGTGACGCATCGTTTGAGTATGATGAAAACGGCACTGACAGATTACTTTACACTGGGGCCGGATTAAGAATTACAGATGATGTTAAATTAGAGTTCGGAACCGGCGGAGACGCAACCATCGAATACGATGAAGATGGGGACGACGTGTTATTAATCAATGGGGCACAAACTAAATTTACCGTTGCAGGCGTTGAAATTGAAAATGGTTCAAGCACGAACAGATCTGCCTTAACTATTGATAACAACGATACAGACCGGTTTGCCCTTGATATCGACGCAGCCAACATCAACCAAGACGTAATTAATGTTGCAGCCGACGCTGTAACCACAGCCTTTGTGATGGATGTCACAGCCGACGCTCTTACAACAGGCGGCATCCTAAACCTTGTTTCTAATTCGTCTGACAACAGTGCAAGATCCCTTGTTTTTGTTCATAATGACCATGCAAGCGCGACCGGTACAGCGTGCGTTAGAATTGTACAGGACGCACCTTCAACAACAGCTCTTAGAATTGAGAGCGACAATACAGAAACCAATTTTGGCCCTATCGTGGTTCTTGACCGCCAGAATGACACAGTTTCAGATGGTATGGGCGTTGGTCTTATAAACTTTGAAGGTCAAGATGATGCCGGTGCAGGCGTAGGTTACGCAAGGATTTCTGCTGAAGCCTCTGATGTATCTGACGGCGCGGGCAAAGGCAAACTCATTTTACGAGTCCAGCAAAATGTTACTACCACGGAGCCTAACGCTGTTGAAGAAATTATGTCACTAGACGGAGGAAATGCTAGCACTGGTCCGTCCGTTGTTATCAATGACCAAGGCTATGACGTTGACTTCCGTGTTGAATCAAGTGGTGAAACCCACATGCTGTTTGTTGACGGAGGAAACAACCGAGTCAGCATCGGTGATTCTACTAACATCCCATTAGCAACACTAGAAGTTGCAAATGCAAGTGATGCTGGTGTTTCACTTGTCCTACTGGACTCAAACGACACAGACCAGAGAGCACTTCAAATTAGTGCAGCCAACATCGACGCAGACGTAATCGATATTGCAGCCGACGCTCTAACCACAGCTAATGTAATGGACGTTACAGCAGATGGACTTACAACAGGAGCTATTCTAAACCTTGTTTCTGATTCGTCGGACAATACTGCTAGATCGCTTGTCAATATCATCAATGATCACGCTTCGGCCACCAACGTAACTTGCCTTACAGTTCGCAACGATAGCAGCATGGCAGACAACGTTCCAACCGTGCTAATTCACGATGCTGGCGATATGGCAAATGACGGACACGCAACCCTTGAATTAAGGTATGAGGGCTCTTCCGCTGGCAGGCAGGCGTCCCTAGAATTTAACCAAGCAACAGGCAATTCTACTGACGATGACGATCTTGGTCAGATACTTGTGACTGCTCTTGACAGTGCTGACAACAAAGATGATTATTGCATGATTAACTTCATGTCTTCTGATAGGACTAGTGGTGATGAAGGTGGTCTGATTGAGTTTAAGGTAGCCGCAGGTGGAACGCTGGGCACCGCCGCACTGAAAACACTTTTCACCATCGGCGGCGAAGACGTTGCAAATACGGTGGCTCCAGCCGTCGTTGTTAACGAAGCAGGTATCAATTGCGACTTCCGTGTTGAATCAGACGGCAACGCTAACATGCTCACGGTTTCCGGCGCCAAAAACTCCGTGGCCGTCGGCGCCGATGCAACGTTACACATGGATGGCTTCTCTGTTGTAGATGATTTTCAAGCGACAACTTTTGAGAATACATTTGCAGATGGTGAGTATGGTAGTTCACAAATTTTAAGATATTCACCCGGAGCGGCCGAAACTTTAGCATCAGGACAATTATTTTTCTTACACACAGATGGCACTTGGAATCAGACTGATGCGGACGCTGTGGCAACTGGGGCAACACAAATGCTTGGTATAGGATTAGGTGGCTCATCTCGAACTGTTGGGTGTTTAATACGGGGCTACATTCGTATCCCATCTACAGAGATACTAAATGCACCAAACGCTGGGGCAGCATCTGGGCTGCCACTCTTTGTTTCAACAACAGCCGGTCATCTCGACTTTACCGCTCCATCTGGGAACGGTGACTTTGTTAGGGTCGTTGGGTACGCAATTGATGACGACAGTTCAGATATTCTTATTTACTTTGATCCAGACAAGACACATGTGGAGATTACAGCGTAATGTCGCTTAAGTTTGAACAGCAAAACCTAATCTTTACAGATACAGCTATTACAGTGGAGGATAATCTTGACAATTCACACAGTAATCAGGAAGTCATGGGCTCATGGGAAGACCCACTAATGAAGCGACACGCAGAGGTGGTTTGTGAAAACGGGGGAGATATATTGGAGATTGGATTTGGCATGGGCATATCTGCCAATTACATTCAACAACAGAACCCTGATTCCCACACAATAATTGAAAGTCACCCTCAAGTGATAGAAAAATTAAAAGTTTGGGCAGATGACAAACCAAATGTAATTGTTGTCGAGGGTCACTGGCATGATGTAACAGGTAGTTTGGGTATATACGATGGGATATTTTATGACACTTTTGGCGACAAGAAGCTCGCTGAATTTAAAGATGTCTGCAATCAATTAACAAAATCTGGAAGTATTATAACGTTTTGGAATCATTATGGGGTAATGGAGCGCGACAACGCATATGGATTTATTGATAATGTTAGTTATGAAGAAATTAAAGTAGAAGACCCCTATTCATCCGGCGCAAAATATTATTTACCAAAGGTGGTGGTGTAGTGCCAACCATTGCATGTTCTAGCACCAGTGGTATCATCCGAGAGGCAGACGCAGATTTTGCCGACGCCAGAGACGGTAATGGGTCGATTTCTACATTCGTAGACCTATCAGACACTGATGACCTTATTATTGCGTCTTTATCCAGAGGCAACCATTTTATGTTTAGAGGCTTTTATGCTTTTGATACTTCAAGCATCACATCAACCGTTGCTAGCGCGACTCTAGATGTTAATATTAATAGGCTTACTGATACTGACGGCGGCGGTGTAACAGGTATTCTTGTAAAGGGTACAAAGCCAGATCTATCGAATAATATTGTAGCCGCAGACTTTACATCTGCTCCGGGCTGCACAGCCGCCCAATCAGGAGCTTCGTATGCTTCAACAGCCACGGCGTACTCAAGTGCTTTCACGGTAACCGGAACAGGCGCACTATCAATAACGCTTAATTCTACAGCGTTGACTGATATGGTAAACAATAATGTTTTCAATATTACTATATTTAACCATGATCATGATTTTACCAATAACGCACCCGCTAGTGGCGACGCCCAAAACCGCTTTGATATTGACGGAAGAACAGGGCCTACACCTCTTGTTTTAAATTTTACCCTAGCGACGGGCTACACACACAACGTCTTAGGCGTAGCTGCTGCAAACATTGCAAAGGTTGATGGAGTCGCCACAGCAAACATTGCTAAAATCAATGGTGTTGATTAATTTGTAGCATACTACTTATTATTACACAAGTCACAAATGGAGTAATTGTGAGCAATAGAAATTATAGGAACCATAGAGGACGTTCCAACAATCGTAATCGTAGAGAAAGATACATTCCCCCGCGCGTTGGAAAAAGATCTAGTAATCTAACAGTGGTGCCAAGGCACAACGAACCAATTGAAAGAGCAATTAAAAGATTTATCAAAAAATGCAAGAAGATGAAAATCATCGAGCAGTATAGAGAAAGAACAGATTACTACGAAAAACCATCTGTTGCCAGAAGAAAAAAAGCCATTCGCCGCAAGAGAGCCATACAAAAGGCCAATAAGGCAAACGCAAACAGATAGTCATTTTTAAATTAACAGGATTTTGTCTTTTCTACATACTATTTAAATGTAGGCAAAAGAGAATATTTTCTTGCAAGGAAAACCAATATGTCAACAATGTTAGAACAAGCTTTAGTAGACGCGGCTGCACTGAAAGAAGCAGCCCTTAAAAACGCAGAGACTGCAATTCTTGAAAGATATGCAGCAGATGTTAAAAGCACAATGGATTCGCTTCTTTCTGAAGAGGAGCATCTCGATATGGGAATGGGGATGGAGCCTGAAGATTCCGAAGACGAGATCCCTGATGCCGCGACGGCAGGCGAAAAGTTGTGCCCATGCCCAGACGATGACGAGGTAAAAACTTACACCTTTAATCTTAACGATCTACGCAATACTCTTGATAAATTAACCGACGAAGAAGAGGGTGAACCACAAGACTCAGAGATGCTTGCTGTAGACGCCGGCGCCGAACTCGAAGAAGAGATGGAATTGCAAGAAGATTTAGAATTGGACGAGGAATTACTTTTTGAGTATCCTGAAGAGAATCTTGAAGAGCAAGAAGTTAACGAAGAAGAAATTCTCCCAGAAGATATCGATATTGAAAGTCTGGTTGAGGAAGTTATCGTTGATCTCGCCGGAGACGAATTAACTGGCTGGGCAGGTCGCCCAAGGTCAGATGTTGATTACGCCAAAGATATTAGATTAGCACGGGCTGCTGCTACCGAGGCCAAAGAGCAAAACGAAAAGCTCAAAGCGGCACTCGAAGAACTCGCAGAGTCAAGCAAGGCCGTAGCTAATGAAAACCAACTTCTCAAGCAAACACTTGAGACGATGAAAGAGAAGCTTGAAGAAGTGAATCTTTCAAATGCAAAACTACTTTACATGAATCGGACATTGAATAGTCCCTCCCTGAATGAGCGGCAAAGATCTAAAATTGTCGAATCTATTCAGAATTCTGATTCAGTTGAAGAAGCGAAGGTAATTTTTGAAACCCTTCAAAGCGCAGTGGGCTCCTCCAAGAGAAAGCCAGAATCATTACGCGAAGCTATCAAGAGACCTTCTATTTCCGTGCCAAGCAGAAAAAACAAATCTTCACAACGTGATACGATTGTGAGGGAGCGTTTCCAACGCTTAGCTGGAATTTCCAAAACTGATACATAATCTAAAATCATACTAAAAAGGAGGTGATAATAATGTCAGTATTAGATAAATTAACAGAGGGGATCGTATCTCGCGATCTCCGACAAGAAGGCGACGCTCTTCTCTCCAAGTGGGAAAAGACCGGTCTTCTTGAAGGCCTCGACGCCGATCATGAGCGTCAAGGCATGGCACGCTTGCTTGAAAACCAAGCTGCTCAGCTTCTTAAAGAGGCTTCCTCTATGTCTGGTGGAAACGTCGAAGGCTTTGCTTCCGTCGCATTCCCACTTGTCCGTAGAGTTTTCGGTGGTCTTTTGGCCAACGATGTTGTTTCGGTTCAGCCAATGAGCTTGCCTTCGGGTCTCATTTTCTTCCTTGACTTTACCTTTAATAGCGCACGCGCCGGCCAAGAGGCAGGTGATGGCTTAGGTTCGGTCTATGGTGGAAGCAAGACTGGTCAGGCAATCACTGGTGGTGTTAACCTTGGGTACGAAGGTGTTAACGCATCGTCGGCCAACATGAGTGCTGTTGACCTTGAGCGTGGTTTCTACAACCTCGCGACTGGTTACTCTGCTCCTACTGGCTCTGAAGTCCTTGGCAACATCAACGAGTCAGATGCTCACGTTGCAACGATTGACCTCACCCCCGGTACAATTACCGAGGCTCAAAAGAAGCTTCTTAGCTACGACCCTGATGTTCTTGGTCTTGGCGCCGATCACGAAGCACTTGTTGGTAAGATCGCTCTTTCCAACATCGAGACTTCAACCGAGTTGCTGAACAAGGCGATGCCCGTTGCTGTGCAAATCGACCTTAATGGCTCAGAGTCCGGCCTCAATCAAGCTAGTTTGGTTCGTCGTCTAACCACTCTTGGTTCTTCTGCTAACCACCCTAATGAGGCTGCTTGGGACGGAACCCAGACGCACTTGTACTTCGTTTACGTTGCACAAGATGCCGATATTCCTACTAAGGCTGCTGGCGATGATGTGTTCTCGCATGTCCCAACCATTAAGTTCCCGCTTGCGGATAACTTTGGTGGAATTGCTACCGCTGATGATGGTGGACAGAACGCTGTTGGTGTTGTACGAGCCACGACCGAGTGGGGTCTTGAGGACGAAGCATTCATCCCTGAGATCGACATCAAGGTGGACAGCATTGCTGTTACCGCAGTCACTCGTAAGCTCAAGGCTAAGTGGACTCCCGAGTTGGGTCAAGACCTTAACGCCTACCACAACCTCGATGCTGAGGTTGAGTTGACTTCGATTCTCTCCGAGCAAATTGCTCTTGAGATCGATCGTGAGATCATTAACGATCTTATTCAGAACGCAACTGCTGGTACGCTTTACTGGTCGCGCTCACCCGGTCTGTTCGTAAACCGCGAGACTGGTGCTGAGATTGGTGCAACTTCGGCTGCTCCAGACTTCACCGGAACTGTTTCCGAGTGGTACGAGACCCTTATCGAGACCATCAATGATGTGTCTGCTAGAATCCACCGTAAGACTCTGCGGGGAGGAGCCAACTTTATTATCTGCTCGCCAGAGGTTGCTTCTATCCTTGAGTTCACCAGCGGATTCCGCGCAAGCATCACCGTTGATTCCGATACCGGATCCATCGGCGCTGTTAGAACCGGCTCGATCTCCAAGAAGTTCGACGTTTACGTCGATCCTTACTTCCCACGTCAGGTTATCCTCGTTGGTCGTAAGGGTGGTAGCTTCCTTGAGAGCGGCTATGTCTACGCTCCATATGTGCCACTGCAAGTCACACCTACTATCTTTGGTGTCGAGGACTTCGTGCCCCGTAAGGGTGTCATGACTCGCTACGCCAAGAAGATGGTCCGTGGTGATATGTACGGTCTTGTCATCTGTCGCGGCCTCGTCGGAGAGTCAGGCGCTAGCTGATAATTAAACGGTCTTACTAAGACTGTAACCCCGCCTTGAAAAAGGCGGGGTTTTTTTTCCTTTTAGATCTCGGAGATACTATTTATAAATGTAATCGAGGGCAAATAGGCCCACAAGACTATAATAATAGGAGATATAATTATGGCTAAATCAGGAAGAGCATTTGCCGATAGAAAGAAGATTGAAGATCTTGATGGTGCTAAGACCGTAGAGGTCGCAGATTGTGGTACCATTTTCATGGTCACAGACACAGGAGACGCAGGTTATACAGTTACGCTACCTTCGCCAGCAGCAGCGGGTAAAGGTTGGTGGGCAAAGTTTGTTGTAAATTCTGCCACGCTCGCAGGCAACGCTGGTGATGACGTATTATTCTCTACTGATGATAATACAGATGCAATCTGTGTACATATTGACATCAACGACGCCCTTAGCGCAGATGTCGCAGCTGACACCGTTGCGTTTGATCACACCGCTATCAAGGGAACTCATGTAACTTGGTGGACTGATGGTTCTACTTGGTTCGTAGAGGGCGCAGGCGGCAATGGAATGATTCTAGTTACAACGTAGTAAGTCATTCACATTCATTAATAAAGCCCCCTTCCTTCATTGGTTGGGGGTTTTGTTGTATGCGGAACTAATTACTATAAACAGGAGACCTAATGCATGTCCTTTCCTCAATTGACGCCAAGCAGCAACACTAGCGCTGTTGTTCTTCCATCTACTGGTAGCTCCGCTGATGTAAAAGCAGCACTCCCATTTGCGGTATACGATACCTCTGATTTCAAAGAGGGAGCAGCAGCACAGGTTGCCTATACTTTTAAGAAACTTGGCGGTGACGTACTAGACATTGAACTTAAGGCAGATAATGTATATGCTGCTTACGAGGAGGCATGCCTAGAGTATTCCTACCAAATTAATATTCATCAAGCTAAGAACGTTCTATCAGATCTATTGGGGATGGCAACTGGTACATTCAATCATCTGGGTGAACACCAAACTGGTAGTAACCAAGATTCTGTTTCTGGATCTTTGGTTAACCTTAAGTACCCTAGATACAAATTTACATATGCTCAGCGTGTCGCAGACGGACTGGCTGAGGAAGCTGGCGTTGGTGGTAATCTGATAGAATATTCGGCATCTTTCAATGTTGTGGCCGGCCAGCAAGACTACGACTTGCAAACAATTATATCTGGTAACTCGATTGATATTAACGCCGAAACAAAAAGCGCCGTCCCGTATGGCACAGGTAGTATTGAGAAATCGCCGGGAACATTAACTCCAAATCAGCAAGATAGAATGAATCGTAAATTTAAAATTCGTAGGGTCTATTATAAAACGCCGGCGTCAGTATGGAGATTTTATGGATACTATGGAGGTCTGAATGTTGTTGGTAATTTAAACTACTATGGTCAATTTGCGGACGATACAACTTTTGAGATTATCCCGTCTTGGCACAATAAGTTACAAGCCATGGCCTATGAAGACCACCTATACACTCGCCTATCTCACTACTCTTACGAAATTGAAAATAATAAGTTAAGACTGTATCCGATTCCACAAGCCGAAATTCCTGCAACATTCTGGGTGACATTTACTATGCATCGCGACGCATGGGAAGAAGACTCAGATAGAAAGTCTGGCGTCAGTGGTATCAATAACATGAATACCTTGCCGTTCCCGAATGTGCCATATAAAAATATTAACTCTATCGGTAAGCAATGGATCCGACGTTATGCTCTTGCATTGACCAAAGAAATACTAGGTCAGGTTCGTGGTAAATTTGCATCCCTGCCTATCCCCGGTGAGTCTGTGACACTTAATGCTTCTGATCTGTTATCACAGGCCAGAGAGGAACAAACATCTCTTAAGGAGGAGTTGAAAACAGTATTAGATCAAATGACCTACAGGGCTCTTGCTGAACAAGATGCAGCCATGGTCGGGGCTATTGATACTGTGTATCAAGAGATACCACTACCTATTTTCCAAGGATAAGCTGAATGTCTGAAAACAATAAAAAATGGAAACAGCCCAATCAGCCACCGCCACCTCTGTTTATCGGACAGAAGGAACGTGATCTTGTAAAACAAGTCAACGACGAGCTTATTGAGCGAGTTATTGGCCAACAAGTAATTTACTACCCTATCGATATAGATCGAACGAATTACCACCCCCTGTATGGTGAGGCAATTGTTAAAACATTCTTGCCGCCAATCAGAGTCTTTGCGCTTGTTGAATATGAGGGTATCCAAACAAAATTTGATACAAACATTGGGCTTGACAAAGAAGCATCAATTACGGTACACTTTCACAAGCGTAGATTAACAGAGGATCAAGATTTATTTGTGCGAGAAGGTGATTTCGTATTATACGGCGATATATACTATGAGATTACAATTTTATCAGAGCCCAGACAAATATTTGGCCAAGTGGATCATAAGATTGAAATATCTGCTAAATGCGTGAGAGCAAGAGAGGGTTTATTCGATGGGACGTAGCGATTACGACAGAAACTATACCGAGGTTAAAGACGCCGATGGTAACCTGAAAGAAATTGTATTTATGCCATCCACCATCGAAACCATCGACACAGCTTTTTACAATTGGGTCAATGAAACAATTAATCCGTCAACAACCACCAACAAAGGCTTTAAAAAGGTTCCTGTTATCTGGATCTCCGCCGAACGGGCGTTTCAGATCAAAGCTGATCAAGACTTGCGAGATAAGAACGGTGTGGTTAAATTACCACTAATGATTGTTAACAGAACGGAAGTATCCAAAGATCCTTCGTTTAAGGGTGTGGCATGGGCTCATATCCCAAATATCAATGATGGCCTTCGAGCCCCACGCGGTGGAGCACTAACAGTAGCTAGAAGAATCAATCAAGAAAAGACATCTAATTTTGTTAACGCCGATTCAAAAAGAAAATTTTCAACTCTTAGCTCCGCAACGTCAGGTCATGGCCAAGAAAACTTTCCTTTTAGTAATCCCGGCAAGGTTGTGTACGAAACCGCAACCATGCCCATCCCTGTATATGTATCGGTCAACTACGAGCTTACTGTGCGAACAAATTATCAACAACAACTAAATCAGATTGCCACACCTTTTATCACGCGCACAGGTCAGATTAATAATTTCTTTATAAGTCATGAAGGGCATCGTTTTGAAGGGTTTATCCAAAATGATTTTATCCAGTCGATGGATGTGACGGGTGATCAGGAAAGTTCATACGAAGCAAAAATTAATTTTAGAATCTTGGGTTATCTACTCGGCGGCGGCATAAACGATGAGCAACCAAAGATAGCTTTTAGAGAAAACGCAGTTCAAATTAGAATACCAAGAGAGCGCGTGATTGTGGGTGACAAACCTGAGCGCAACACCTTACGCGGTCTCAAATCTTTTTATAAAGACTAATTTGGACTTTAGCCTTTACAAATACTATTTATAATGTGAAAGGCTAAATAACGCAAGAGCTTTATATCATCGAGAATAAGGACAATAGGAGAGCCATAAATGTCATCAGAATTAGCAAGAAAGTTTAGATTTGTATCACCGGGAATCTTCCTTAGAGAGGTTGATAACTCTCAGCTACCCAGATTACCGGATGCAGTCGGCCCAACAATTATCGGCCGATACAATTATGGTCCTGCAATGCGACCCTTTAAAGTTAACTCATTAGCAGAGTTTGTCGAGGTTTACGGCAATCCAATCCCCGGTGCTTCATCAGGTGATGTCTGGCGCGAGGGTAACAAGACCGGCCCAACCTACGCTGCTTACGCGGCCTTTGCTTGGTTAAATTCAGGTGTTGCTCCCGCAAACATCGTGCGTCTTCTCGGAGACGAGCATGATCAGAATGATGGCACCGTGCTTGCTCAAGCTGGTTGGACGACTACCGACCCATCCAGTACAGGAACTGCTCGTAGTCCTGACGCATACGGAAGCGCCGCAGTGACTAACTTAGATCAAAACGGCGGTGCATACGGCCTTTGGATCATTCCATCGGGCTCTGACTTGAACAACGCTAAGGGTACGACCCTCGGCACTGGTTCGTTGGCAGCAATTTGGTATATGAGAAAAGGTGCTGTGATCTTGAGAGGAAAGCAAGTTTCGCACCGATTGCAGTCGGAATTGACTGAAGTAACTGGTGCAGCAGTTATGATTCACTCTGAAGACTCAAACTATACTTTCCAAGCAGAGATTTTAGATACTACTGCGCCACACTCTAAGTTGTATACCACTAAGTTTAACTTTGATCGCAACTCAGAAAACTATATTCGTAAAGTATTCAACACCGACCCAATTTTAACTAACAGAAGCATTGTTGATTCAACCACCGTTACCGAAGGTAGGGGCAATTATTTCCTCGGTGAAACTTTCGAAAGTAACCTGTTCAATGTTCTTGGCGCCTCAACTGATTCTTACGGTATGATTTTGCCAATCTCCTCGGGCTCTGGAATGACTGATGGTTCCGGTAGTATCAGTGTTGGGTATGAAGATCACCTTGAGGGCTTTAAGAACCCGCAAACTGGATGGTTCTTCTCGCAAGATCTTGGCACCACGCCTGCTCATTACGCTGCGGAGCGAATGACAAAATTATTCAAGTTCCACGGTCTCGATGGAGGCGAGTGGTTACAAAATAACATCAAGATTTCAATCGCTGATATTCGTGCCCCGACAAGCTTGGCCAACCCGTATGGTACCTTTACCATTCAGATTCGCCGCGCTTCTGACTCCGATAACGTGCCAGTTATCTTGGAACAATTTACCGAGTGCGACCTTAACCCAGCGTCCTCTAACTTTGTCGCTGCCAAGGTTGGCGACATGTTTATGGAATTTGATTATAACACAAATCGACTTAGAGAATATGGACAGTACCGAAATCAATCTAGTTTTGTCCGTATTGAGATGAACCCATCTGTTGAAAATGGAACAGCCGATCCAGAGCTTCTGCCTTTCGGTGTCTTTGGTCCTGTTCGTCCAACATCGTGGCGCGTTCGCTCAAATGATGGAGATGATGACCCAGCACGGACAACCGTTGTCTTGAGGACAGATATTACACCAGAGGCTGGTGTTAGCGCGCGCGCCACACTAGCTGACACTTCACGCGGAGGCTCCTTTATTGCTCTTGGTAGTGATACGGCTGGTAACGTGGCTGCGCACTTTGACCCTGCTGGGACTACCGCAATTGCTTTCGGAGAAGATCCTAATTCAACTCGCGCCAACGGATCAGGGCAAGCTAAGGCCACCAACTCTTATACCAATGCAACGTACCGATATACCGCATCGTATGAGTTCCCGAAAACACTGATCAGAGTTTCTGCATCTGCTGGCAATATTGGTGATCCTAAAGATGCTTACTTCGGTCTGCAAACTGGTAAGTCACTCACTGATATTACTTTTGACCCCGGATATCCTGATTACTTGCGTCGCTTGCCTACCGGCTTTGGCCAAGTTGATACAATCAACGGACCACCAGCAGATCGTGAGTATTCTTGGACTTTCTCTTTGGACGATCTTAGAACTGTTAATTTCTCAGCGGCCGCGTCAGCAACATTCACATTTACTGATAAGACGAATGAGGAGACAACAATTACTCTTACAGACTTTGAAGGCACTTCTATAACCTTTGAGGTTGACCAAGCTGGTGATGGTCTAGCCGTCGCCGGTTCGGGCAACACGCTTTTGACTGGATTTGCAAACAGCGCAGTAGGTATCGCCACGGGTCTGACGAATTTTGTCAACGCCTCAGTCTTGAAGATCACCGCTGTTCGCGATGGTGCTAAGGTTACACTAACCCAAGACAGCGCCGGCTCAAGAGGAAATACACAAATTGTCCTCAGTGATACAACCAACTGGTTGGCTAATACCGACCCGGATGTGCCTTCCGCATTCACGGGTGGTACAGATACACTTGAGAAAACCGCTCACTTCGCATCTGGTTCTAGAAGGCGAGTTGAGTCCTTGACTGCACTGAGTGCTTCTAACGGTGGATACAAGGTTATCCTTGATGAAGGTTTCGATCGCTTCACGTCGCCTCTGTACGGCGGCTTTGATGGCTTTGATATTTACGAAGCAGAGCCACTTCGAAACTCAGCAATTAGTGCGACAGATAACCAGTTCTCTAATTATGCATTTAATACTGTCAAGAGAGCTATCGATACTGTGGCAGATCCAGAGTTCGTTGAAACAAACCTTATGGTCGTGCCCGGCGTAACCAACAAGAATCTCACTAAGCTTCTTCTTGATACGGCAGAGGCCCGCGCCGATGCACTCGCTATCATTGACATTGAAGATGTGTACACGCCATTTACTGAGAACACACAGTCCTACAAGGATCGTGTTGGCAGCGTTAACACTGCTATCACTTCGTTGCGTAATAGGGACCTTGATACAAGCTACGGTGCTACCTATTACCCATGGGTGCAAATTAGAGATCCTAATACTTCTAAGCTTGTTTGGGTGCCACCATCCGTGGCTGCACTTGGAACTTTTGGATCTTCCGAGGCTAAGTCCGAACTTTGGTTCGCGCCTGCTGGGTTCACCCGAGGCGGCTTGAGCGACGGTGCTGCTGGCTTGCCAGTTGTAAACATCACCGAGCGCGTTGTTCGCAAGGACCGTGACAAGCTTTACACTGCAAAGATTAACCCGATTGCACAATTCCCAGCAGAGGGTATCGTAATCTTCGGTCAGAAGACCCTTCAGATTACACCATCTGCTCTTGATAGAATTAACGTTCGCCGTCTGCTTATCTTCCTCAAGAAGGAAGTTTCTAGATTCGCTGCAACGATTCTATTCGATCAAAACGTGCAAGCCACTTGGACTCGGTTCGTGAACAAGGTCGATCCATTCCTCGCGAGTGTTCAGACCAGACTCGGACTTACAGATTACAAGATCGTGCTAGATGACACTACTACAACTGCTGATCTGATTGATAGAAACATTCTTTACGCTAAGATCTTCTTGAAGCCAGCCAGAGCAATTGAGTACATCGCAATTGACTTTGTAATCACAAGAACTGGAGCATCGTTCGACGATTAACGAAAACGGGGTGGTTTTTCCACCCCACCCACTATATATTATAGTAGAGTATAAGGAGTAATACTTAATGCCATTCTGGACAGACAGCACGGGACAAGACCCAAAAAGAAATTATAGATTCCTTGTGACCATCGGTAACATGCCAGATGGCGCAACTTGGTACGCAAAGAGCGTAACGAAGCCGGCTTTTGAAATCAGTAACGCCGAGCACGCTTTCCTAAACCATACATTTTACTATCCCGGCCGCGTAACGTGGCAGCCTGTAGAGGTGGTTCTGGTTGACCCTGTGTCTCCTGACGCATTAGCCAATATTCTTTCGATCATTCAAGGTTCGGGCTATAAGCCACCTGCTAACTTTACAGAGACCACCACAATTAGCAAGTCTAGTGCAGTTAGTTCATTGGGCGGTGTTGTTATTCAAGTGATCCAAGCCGATGGATCAATCCTTGAGAACTGGACCCTTAACGGAGCGTTTATCACTAACGTGTCTTATGATGGTCTGGCATATGAGGATGATGGTATCTCCACTATTACTTTGAGCTTCCGTTATGACTGGGCAGACTGTGTGACCGCTAATCCTGCAACCGGCGTTTCCGGCGGGCCAGCCAACGACTTCTTCAAGCTGAACCCAGCTTAATTAGAAAACCAATTTGAGGTGAAATTTGAGTAGAAATAATCAAGAGCGTCTTGGTGCTCCAAAGAGTGCAGCCCCTGCACCGCCAATCGCTCAGACTGGAGAATCCTTCTCGTTTGCAACGCCAACAGAATTTGTTGACTTGCCGACAGGGGGGAAGTATTACCCAGAGGGGCATCCTCTGCATGGCCAAGATAGCGTAGAGATTCGCTATATGACCGCAAAGGATGAAGATATCCTGTCTTCAACAACCTTGTTAAAAAAGGGAATTGCACTTGACAGGCTATTGCAGAGTGTGTTAGTGGATCGTTCAATCGATATTAACACTTTATACATTGGCGATAAGAATGCAATTCTTGTTGCAGCCAGAGTTACCGGGTATGGTGAAGCCTACAACGCAAGAACGTCTTGCCCTTCTTGTAGATCTGTCGTAAATTTTGAGTATGATCTGTCACAACTCGGTGTTAGGAAAGGCGAGAAGTGGGGCGATTATGCAATTAGGCGGCACGTCGATGATAGATTTATTATCACGCTTCCACATTCAAAGGTTGATGTTGAGGTCCGTCTTTTGACTAGTAAGGACGAAGATTATCTTTCCCAGTTACGCGATAACAAGAAAAAGAAAAAATTACCAGAGTCAAACTTGACAGATCAGCTTCGCATGATTGTGTGTTCTGTTAACGGCCATGCTGATCCAAAATCCTTGCAGGCCTTTGTTGAGGGCTTGCCTGCTAGAGATTCTAGGTATCTAAGAACAGCATATGAGTTGATAGTGCCAAATGTTAACATGTCACAGGAATTTAGTTGTGAATCCTGTGGACATGCTCAGGAGGTGACAGTGCCCTTATCGGCCGACTTTTTTTGGCCTGACCGATGAGTACATGGCTAATGTCTATGAAGAATTCTTTCTTTTAAAATACCATGGCGGATGGAGTTTTTCCGAAGCTTACAATTTACCAGTCGTCTTGAGAAGATGGTTTCTTGACCGCTTAGCAAAGCAAATTAAAACTGAAAACGAAGCTAGGAAAAAGGCAAACGGCAAAAACACTTATGACGTTGGAACCGGGCCAGATCCGGGCATGCCGATGATGCCAAAACGGTGAATAAAGGCTGAAGTGGAAAGACTTCAGCCTTATTTGTTTTTGTAAACTAATTAATATATGATAAGGGAGGCTACTCTATGCAAGATCTTAACGAGGATAAACTACAAGAAGTTGTAATTGATTTTAATGAGATGCGCTCGTCTGAGCTAAATGAAAGTTTTTATAATGCACTGGGAGCAAAAATCCGTTTGGCCATCGATGCAACCTTTGGGTACGGATTCTTCCCATCTAGATTGAGAATTAATGGCACAGAACGTGAAGCAAGGGCTTTCGTGAACGCTCTAAAGTCAGAAGCCAAATATGTAAAGGCTGCTAAAGATTACGGACTTACTAATCCAAGAACTTTTAAATTTAAGAATAAATTAACAACAGCGGTAAAAGGTTTTGAAAAGGCAACTGGACTTAAGTGGCCGTTTAAATAGGAGTTTTAAATGGCGAGTAAAGAAGAAAAGCAATATCGAAACCTACAACTAGCCGCTCAACAAGCGGCTGACGCCGTTCGTAATCTAGAAAGTGGCACCGAAGCCCACAGGATAGCCACGCTTCGGAGCCAAGAGGCCACACAAGCATCAATTCAAGCTGAATTGGCAATGAGGTCAGCGAGAAACGAGAGCGCAGCAGCCTTAGCGGATACACGCGCTCGTCTTGACGAAGCCACAGCAGCACTTGAAGCAAACAAGCGCATGATCGAGCTGGCAGCTAAACAGGCCGAGGCAGGTCAGTCAACATTTAACAACTTGGCCGGCTCAATTGGCCTTATGAGCACTGAAGCTGCCCAGTCAAATACAACTCTTAATATGTTCACCAAGAATGGCCTCAAGGGTCTTGCAAAGGGTGTCGCAGATGTATTAAAACCAATGAACCTTTTGCAGTCAATTTTTACGTTGACTCTGGAAAGCTCGCAGCGGTTGGCCACGGCGCTTGACGATACAACTTCTTCTTTGAACATGACCACTGGCTTGGGCGACGAATTTAAAGATAGTATTGTGACCCTTCAGCCACAAGTAAACAAGCTTGGAGTCACAGTTCAAGATCTGGGTGAGGCTTTTGGCGGCTTGGGTACGTCGCTTGGAACGTTCACAAACTTAAGCCAAGAAACTCAAACAACCATAGGCCGCGGCGCCGCAGTTCTAGAGAAATTTGGACAATCGGCCGAAACCACTGGCGCAAATATTGGTATTATGACAGCCACGATGGGTGTATCTGCGGAGACCGCTTTGAATTTACAAGCGGGCTTGCTTAATATGGCTGCTGACAATGAGATCGCAACTGGTCAAATGATGCAAGATTTTGCAGCAACTGCGGACTCATTGGCTGCTTTTGGAAACGAGTCGGTTGACGTGTTCGCTGATTTGGCCATGGCTGCTAAACAAAGCAACATGCAGGTATCCCAGTTGTTGGGAATTGCCGCAAACTTTGATACTTTTGACAGCGCCACAGAATCGGTCGGTAGGCTTAATGCACTCCTTGGTGGACCCTTCCTGAACAGTTTAGAGATGGTTATGGTAACGGACCCAACAGAAAGAATAAGAATGTTATCTGACGCCTTAAACTCCACTGGTAGATCATTCCAAGATATGTCGTATTATGAAAGCAAGGCTATTGCGGACGCCGCTGGCCTAGCAAGTGTTGGTGATTTGGCTAAGGTTATGAGTGGTAATTTTGAGGGATTAGCTGGCAACATCGGTCAAAGTGCAGAGGAGCTAGAAAGAGTAGAAAATATGAGGGCTGACTTTATGAGTCTGACCGAAAAACTCCAAACTTTATTAATGGAATTTGCCTTTCCATTCTTGGACCCACTTGTGCAGGGATTGAAAAAGGTAGTAGATTTCGTCCAGAAACTTTCTCCAGAGACCAAAAAAGCAATTGCAATGATGGCAGCTTTTGCCGTTGCCGGAAAGCTTGTTAAGTCATTTATGAGTGACACAGCCGATGAGTCTGAGAGACTGGCCGGCGAAGGTGCCGGCGGGGGTGGTGGTATTAGTAGCTTTATGAAAGATATGGCCGTGAATATCGCCATTCTCGGTGGCGCCATTGTACTCGCTGAGCCGGCATTCAAAATTTTATCTGCATTCGGTTCAAAACTGGGTGATCTGTTTAGTGGGTTCGGTGATGTGGGTGATACACTACAGGGAATTCAGGGCGTTGGGACTTCAGATTTTGCCAAAACAGCACAGGGGATCAGGTCTATTAATAGCGCCATCGGTGAACTTGATACTGAAAAAGCAGTCGCAATATCAACTGTTTTTGATTCTGCGGGCATGGGTGCTGTTGACGCAATTAACGCTGGCTCAGTTTCGGCTGTATCTCAAAGCGCAGCAGCATCAGCAGGTGCCATGTCAGTAACGGCACCCGTTCAAATTCATAGTAAGATAGTTATGAATGATAGAGAATTTGGCTCGGCCGTGTCCGATGCAAATGTTGTTTTACAACTAGCAGATGCAGCAATTAGCTAGTCACTAGGTTAATAAAACAATTTTAGTTCTACTTATAAGTGGAGGGTTGCACCATGGGCTTGTTCGGAAAGAAAAATAAAGGCAAAGATGGTCAAAACGAAGAGGGCTCAGAGACAGTCACCACTAACGAGGGTGACGAGAAGGGCGGGTTTTTCAGTGGACTTTTTACTAACGGATCCCAAGGGCGCCCAGCATTTCCTGTGGACCACAGTGATGGTTACGCACAAAAGGGATATACACTATCTTTCCTGCACTTGCCATCTGGCCAAGAGCATCAGTTCAAAGCTTTTCTAACACAATTCTCTGATAGCTTTAGCTCTGAATTTTCAAATCAGCCAGCATACGGTAGAATGGACCCTATCTATACTTTCCAACAGACAACAAGACAACTTCAGGTTGGGTTTGCAATACCCGCTTTTAGTATAGAAGAGGCAAAGTCTAATTTGGCTAAAGTTGGACAACTAGCAAGAAAACTCTATCCATCGTATAGTGGCGGCGATCCAAGTAACGCGAGTAGCTTAGCAAGGGCGCCACTGATGCGATTACGATTCGCTAATTTAATTAGGGCAAACCAGAGTCCAACTCTTGGGTTATTAGGCAAAGTATCAGGGTTTACCTTTACGCCAAATTTAGAACATGGGTTTTTTGACTTGCCAAATTTCTTATACCCAAAAACAATCGACGTATCCTTCTCGTTTGACCCATTGCATGAAACGGTGATGGGGTGGACGCCAGCTTCCGACGGCGAGCCAACTTTCGGCTCGCAACCTGATTTCGTGATTGGCACAACTTCTACAGCCGATGTCTACAATAATTTTCCTTACGTCGGCCAAGCGCGCGGAGTCATCGGTCCACTGGGAGTCGATGAGGGCGGCGCCGATCCCGACGAGGACGAGGCCAACGCTGCTGAAACGTTGGATTAACAATCATAACAACAAGGAAATAAAAAAGTGCCAAATAGATATATTGGAAGAAGAGTTTTAAAAAATGATGCCGAAACTTATGAAGACATAGTATCTGACAGAGGTGTTCCCTTTGTTAGCCACTACAAGACTCCTAGACTACGACACCCAACGGTGGCCGAACGCCAAAACCTAACAAGAATTAGACATGTATGGAAGTCAGGCGACAGATATTGGAAGCTTGCAACAGAAAATTATGGCAATCCAAAGTATTGGTGGGTTATCGCATGGTATAATAAAAAACCAGTTGAAAGCATGGCAAAGGCAGGTGACATTATAATTATACCTCAGCCACTTGAGACTGTATTAGAATATATTAAATATGTATGAGATGATATAAACAATGTCGGATGAATCAAAAACCCCTGAAGATAACGACTTTCCAGAGTCGCCAACGTTTAATGAAGACCCCTTAAGTTTGGAATTAAATGCGGCCACTCAAGAGGTGGCGGACGCTGACGCAGAAACCGCTAATTTAATTGAAAGCACAGCAGATCTCGCTGAACTAAGAGAGAAAACGTTCTACGACTATGTAAAGTTTGGGCTCGCGCTGGGTCCGTTTCGTGGCTTATCCCTCACGGCCGCAATTGCGGAACAGCCTACCAAAGCGTTCGTTAGCACTGCTGCTGAGGAAGGTGTTGGTACAGCATCAATAGAAGCGCTTGGTGGCGTCGTTGAGGATGACACAGCAGAACAGCTAGCAACGGCTAGTGCTATTCGAGGTGATAAGCAGTGTTATTTAACTTATCATATGAAGTATTTAGCCGAACTGCATCGCAAGACTATGTTGGGTAGCGATATTGATGAGTTTGATTTATCGGCGCTCGAAACAGAAGATTTTCCAAGTTTTGCATACAAAAAAACACAGATATTAGACTCTCCGACCGGTAAGATCTCTGAGCTTATGCCTAAGCTGCGCCTACGTCCCGGCACCGAGACGCTTTTAGACGCCACAACCGCACAGTTAGCTAATTTAGTTCCAATGATTAAATTGTACAAGAACGTATACGAAGAGGCTGATGTTTATGAGGTGCCATTCAATTTTTTAAATCATGACCGCAGCGGTGACGGAATTTTAGGCGAAGCATCCCGATCTGGTGTTGGGATAAAATCTTTTGACTGGCAGTATATTTCAGGCAATCCCGACACAATTAAAAAGGATATTACAGCTAAATTAGTTTTATTTTTTCAGAGCTTTGATGAGCTAATTAAGCAAAGAAGTGCTACAGTAACTACATCAAAAGGCGAGACTAAGAGCGTAACATATTCATATCTAGATCTTGTTGTTAACCCAAAGCGTAGAGAACCAGATACAAATCCAGTTAATGTCTCTGAGGATGCCAGCCTGCAAGATGGCGTGGCCGCCGCCGAAGGCGCATTTGATCAGTATGACAGTACAGATTATGAAATTAAAGCGTCGGTAGGCTGGGCAAAGCCTCGTACTTTGGGCAGTGAATTGGGTAATCTTGGAGATGCTCTTAGTTATAACAGAACGAATTTATTCTTACATCTAGTAGATCATGATTTCAATATTAATCAAGACGGAACATTCGAGCTGTCGATATCATACCGATCTAGATTGGAGGGTATTCTTGAGAGTCCCAAGTCAAATATTTTGTTTTGTGATGCAGATATTATCAACAATTCTTACTCGTTTAAATTAATGATTGATCGCGAAAAGGAAATAGAGAGGCTGACTTCTGAAGATAAGTGTGGCGAAAACAAGAAGCAGTTGGAAGAGGAAAAGAGAAAATTAGTACAGATCCAAGATTTGCTTCGTCTAGAAACTTATAAGTTTATAATATTAAATATGCTAGAGCCCCAGAGGTGGTATGGTTCCGTAATTGGAGGCAGATTTACATCGGATCAAAACATTGAACAAAGACTAATATACTCTATGCTAGTGGATCCTGATATCTATGCTGATTTTGCTAATAGCGGATTGATGCCCGATGCTGGGAAAACACTCGACGCTGGCCAGATTAGCACCACAAGCATGAGATTCGCAGTCCCAGACAATCCAAAGAAAACTAGCGAGGCCAACATAAAAAACGGGGAACTTATATACCAGCCTGCAAATCCAGATGAGGTAATAATTAACTTTTTCTATCTTGGGGACTTAATTGATATGTTGGCCACAACTGTTTTCGATAACGAAAAGTATCAAGCCTTACCTGATAGCATTCGCAAAAAATATTCATTCAATACAGCAGAGGTTAAAAACTTAAGATTCTTGCTCGGCCCTATGCAGTTTAGGGATCCGGCAACGAACGAAATAGTTAATGCAAACATTGCAGATATACCAATCGCAGTCGATACTTTCACAAATTTTTTCCATGAGAAAGTTATTAAGCAGCAGTTGACGGTATACAATTTCAAGTCCTTTATAAAGGATCTAATTCATGGACTAGCAAGGAAAGCATTAGGGGAGGATTGTTTCGATGGTATTGAGCAAATAAATAGCTCTATGCGAAGTTCGTACATCTCGGTCCCAGTGAAGAAAACCGCTGGAGGTATCGTAGACCCAATACTAGCTAAGTCTGATAATACGGACGGTGGCTTTACTGAGCTAACTGCTAGAGTGGACATGGATACAATTAACAACCGAAATGTGCTTTTTGACTATACTGGCTACGAGAGCAGTAAAAATGTGGATGAACACATGCATTATGTTGTCCTGCATATGCAATCAGCCGCTGGTTTGGTTTACCCCGGTCTGAAAATCGCACAAAGTCCCCAGACAGATGGATTAACACCTAAGCAAAGAGACCTTGATAGAGGAATTAAGCATCTTTTTATTGGTCGCGACCGCGGTCTAGTATTAAGTGTGAGCTTTTCCAAAACTAACGAGCCTTTTTTGAGGCAAGCTCGACTAGAAAACGCCGGCACATATGATCCAATTTTACAATTGTCTGACGTTTATGAAGCAAATATAGAATTAATGGGAAACACGTTCTTTTATCCGGGCTCACCGTTGTATCTCAACCCGTTTGGGCTAGCCGGCGGCGGCGAAGCTCTAGGGGTACCTCATAGTCGCGGCTCGATTTCTAATATCATGGGACTAGGGGGATATCATATTGTAACTCATGTGTCTAGCTATATAGAATCAGGAAATTATAAGACCAGCATCAGGGCTAGGTTCATGTCAAACGGTGATGGATATTCGGCAGATGATGTAAATAGAGAGGACGCAGGTGGTGATTGTCCATAATTATAATTGTGGGAGAATATAAATGACAAGCAATATAAAAGGCAAGAACACTTTAAAAGCAAGAGAATTGTTTTTAAACCGATTCGATTATAAGGTGGCAGCGTTTGCTCCACGCCAATTACTCGGATACCCATCTGCCTTAGTTCCGGCCGGCACTGCTGACTTCTGGTGGGCTGAACGTGCATTTCTAGGTCGTGTTAGCTTTGACGATGTTCTGGAGCCGGTAGAGGCGTATGTGCCATTTATGAAATCACTTAGGACCAAAAAGACATCTACGTTGGTTTTAAATTTTGTCGCTGATGCCTTTAAAGATTTTCAAGAAGAGTATTTGTTGCAAATTAGGCTTGGCCGATTAGAAGACGACGACCCACTTTTAACTGACATTGAGGCAGCAAGGGGATACTCATCAGTAAGAGATGCTTACCGCAGCCTGCAAAGAGATTTGTATGCGTCATTTAGCGAGTATCTAAAAACCAATAATATAATTGACAAAATTCTGGATATCGAAGATTTTATATCTGAAATGACCTACTACTTGCTCAATATATATGATGGCCCATTTACTCGCAGTGCTTTTGTTCTTAGTCGCCATGTTGGCCCGATGTCCAGTGGGTTGTGTATTGACACTCAGCTTCTTAGTTACAGCGAAGACGAACCAAAAATAAAATTCATTAACAGCCCAAACTTTAAAAAATTTCTAAGGATAGCTAATCAGCACGGATTCTTAATAGACAAAAATATCCCTTGGCGGTTGGTTGCTGATATTCGGTCACCAAAGATGATTGAATATGCCAAACAATATGATAGCGAGGTCGATTCACCACAAAGTATTGTTAATAAATTTTTCGTTCAAACAGCGATCGACGAAATTGAAAATTTAAAGCTGTACTTGGTTAGTCTGTATAATCAATTTGTTTCAGACAATCCGAGAGTGCTTCAAGAGGATTATCATGCGTCGGTAACAGATAGAGTGATTTATGCTAGGTCTCCAATATCTTTGCAAAAACTGAATGAGTGCTACAGCGATTGTCGCTGGCTTGATCTTTATATTCGAGTTAGGAACAAAGAAACTGGCTTAAATTATAGTGTTCCAGCCGAGAAGGCGATCATACGAGTGGCAAAAGATATACAAAAAACACTTGACACCCGAGAGGCAATGAGTTATATTAAAATAAAGTTTTCTGGTGTTGAGTTTTACGAGGGTTCTCTGTTCCATACGACCGAGCGCCGTCGCCAAGCTAGACATGGTAAGGATAAAATGTCGCCTGAAGAGGCAATCCGAGCCAGAGCCAGAGGCATTAGGAAAGTTTTTTACTAAGTCGGAGTCTAAATTGTATTTTCAAACACTCGATGATAAGGGTGAATGTGTAGGGGTGTATAGTGATGGAAAACTTTACTTCGGAGAGGTCCCAGAGGGCCTCACAAGGACGTGGAAGTACGCTGAGTATTTGGAAGAAGCTGGGGTTGAGTATGCTAATCTTTACTGCGGAGGTCGGAGTCTTGGTGACGTTTGCCCTTCTTACCTGATTGACGATTGGTTGGCTGTTGAGGCGAAGCTAAAGGCCTTTTATCGCTCATTTGTGCTATCAAAAGTTAATTTAGATGAAAATTGCTTCTTTGATCTTGTCCCAAGGCCATTTTTGATGCAATACTGCGAAATTCGTAACAAAATTACCAAGTATGTGTTCGAAAATTACGAAAAGCCACAAAATTATGATTATATGTTGGACTTGACCAAACTTTTGTCAGGCATCCGCCGCCAAAAACTTAATATCGATGTATCAAGCTTGTCCAAGTCAGCACATTTGCCCAAATACAGACAAGCGATCAAGAAATTTTCAAGTATTGATCCATATTGTCGTTATAACATCAATGGCACAAAGACTGGAAGACTAACAACACAGAAAGCATCGTTTCCTATCATGACTATGGACAAAGATTTTCGTAGTATAGTTCGCCCAACTAATGGGTGGTTTGTTGAGCTAGACTTCAATGCCGCAGAGCTTCGCACTCTTATGGCATTAGGAGGCTCTGAGACACCCCTACAAGACATCCACGACTGGAACATGCATAATCTGTTTCCCAAGGGTACAACACGCGACGAGGCCAAACAGAGGTTCTTTTCATGGCTTTACGACGAGAACAAGACTAATCCATACCTCTCCAAGTATTACGATAGGGATAAAGTCAGAGAATTGTATTGGAAAAACGGCTCGGTCAAGACAATGTTTGGTAAAGAGATAGTAGCAGACCGGTCGCATGCGCTAAACTACATAATTCAAAGCACAACAGCAGAGCTTGTATTACAGCAAGTAATTAAAATTAATAAATTACTTAAAAGCATGGATACGTTTATTGCTTTCACAATTCATGACAATGTTGTGCTTGACATGCCGTTTGAAGAGCGTTATAATATACCTATGCTAGTTGAAGAGTTCTCTAACACTGGGCTGGGCAAATTTTTGGTTAACGTCAAGGCTGGAACAAACTTTGGAAACCTAAGGACACTAAAATTATGAACATCATTGGCTTGGGAAAGGCAGGCTGCGCCATAGCAGATCACTTTGCACAATACCCTCAGTACGAAATTTATAAAATTGATGTAGGAGCATTCGGTGACCGTTGCTTTAATGTAAAGCCACAGCCCGGACCAGAGGAATATGAACACAGCGCCCCTTCATTCAAGAAGTTTTTTAAAGGTACAAAGGGCGACACCATGCTGGTTATTGGCGGTTCGGGGGATATAACAGCGCTTTCTTTAAGAATTATGCACGAAATTAAAAGTTCTTGCAAGATCTCCGTATTATATGTGCGGCCAGACGTGGAACTCTTGAGTGAGATTAAAAAAATGCATGAGCGAGTTACTTTTGGTGTGCTTCAAGAATACGCTCGATCCGGCCAAATCGAAGGAATGTGTTTGGTCAGCAATAATTTATTAGAGAATATCCTTGACAACGTTCCGATTATGGGATACTATAAGAAACTGAATGATCTTATTGTGTCTACAATTCACATGATAAACGTTTATAAGAATTCAGACCCTGTAATGGGATCGCTCAGTGACCCCGGAGAAACAAAAAGGATTTATACAGTTGGTATCTTCGATATCGAAAATAATCAAGAAAATTTGTTTTTTCCGCTTGACAACGTGAGAGAAAAGGGTTATATTTATAGCATCAGTAAGGAAAAGCTCCAGACGGAGAGTGGCTTGCACAAGCAAATCACAAACCAGATGAAAGAAAAATTAATGGATAAAAACATGAGTGTTTCTTTTGGAGTTTTTGCTACTGACTATAACATGGATTATGGGTATGTAATCGCTTATAGTCCAATCATTCAAAGCTAGTAGAACAGGAAATTTGCTGTTCTAACTTTAATAAAATAGGAGAAAAGAAAATGGCTATTGATTTAAACAAGATGCGCTCGAAACTAGAGGCACTTCAAAACCGTGGTGAGAAAAAGGACTCCTCGTTCTGGCGCCCAGAGGATGGTGAACAAACAATTCGTATTGTTCCAACCGCTGATGGCGACCCCTTCAAGGAGTATTGGTTCCACTATAACTTGGGCAAGAACCCCGGTTTCCTTAGTCCGAAGCGTAACTTCGGCATTGACGACCCACTGAACGATTTCGTTCGACAGCTGTTCAATGATGGAACCGAGGACTCTATCAAGATGGCGAAGAACCTCATGGCCCGCCAGCGTTTCTTCGCTCCCGTGCTTGTCCGCGGAGAGGAAGAAAAGGGGGTCCGAATTTGGGGCTTCGGCAAGATGGCATATCAGGAGTTGTTGAACCTCGTTCTCAACCCCGAGTATGGCGATATCACTGATGTCGAGTCTGGCACTGATCTTGTACTCAAGTACGGAAAGCCACCGGGAGCCCAGTTCCCACAAACAACTTTGACGCCTCGTCGTCGTACATCGCCACTTTGTGACGATGCACTCGGAGGGCCTGAGAAGTGTGCGGAACTTCTGGATAGCATTCCAGAATTTGACGGACTGTTCCCGCGTAAGAGCCCAGAGGAGATCCAGACCATGCTTGATGAGTGGTTGGCTGGTGAAGACTCTGCTGGTGACGACGTTGTTAAGTACGACAGCAACAGCACAACAACTTCGGTTGACAGTGCTTTTAATGAATTGATGAACGCTTAAGGAGAAATAATGTTCAGCTTTGTAAATCGAGACCGTGTTTACGGCGCGGTCTTTGGAATTGCCACGGTCTTTTTGCTATCTTTTGTCACAGGGTGTACAGAAGAGCAAGATTGTGAGACCACCGATGAAACGGTCACGGAGACTACAACCACCGAGACCACCGAGACAGACGAGGGCACCGACGAGGGCACTGGTTCTGAAACGGACACGGGAAGTTCGAGTGACACTGGCGAAGGCGAAACAGCCGACACTGGTGCCACGGAAGACACAGGCAGTTAAATTGTACCCACAGGGAGGCACAGGGTTATCAGGTGCCTCATACTTTTAGGAGGAATGATGAGTTTGTTAGATAAGAATAATCGAGTGTCTAATATTTTTTATGTAGGCACATTGCTATCAGTCGTGGGTTCGGTGCTGATTTGGAATTCAGATCTTGGACCCGACCCGGCTCACGTTGAACGCCTTGCCCTATTCGTTGGGCTATGGGCTCCAACATTCATGGGCTTTTCAAATTACTATAAGGAGCAGTAATGAGTTTGTATAAAAAGATTCGGTCACTTGGGGTGGAGGATGATGCCCATGTGACTTTTAGCTACGAAGAAGGGTGTGACGTTATGCATTATAACGAGACACACATCGACACAGCTATGAGCGAGACTGGTTTCGCCTACACGTTGGCCGAGGCAATCTCAGAAGGTATCCTGTACCGTAACGGTAATAGTATTCTTGAAGAGATGCGCACCGAGGGTCTTCTTGAAGAATATGAGCGAGGCGACGGAACCTTTGTTGATTTTGTGGCTCAGGTTATTGAAGATAATCACTTTGACTTTGGGTGGATTGAACACAGCACAGAAAAGTATGACCACAAGCGTGGCTATACAACCTTGTCCGCAGAGTTCGATGTTCCAGTGTCTCAGTTGCGTCGCGAGGTACACCCACTAATTGGCTGGCAAGCTTCGGTTCAGACACCAAATGGCTACCTGACGGTGGAACGATAATATGGCAAGAGCAAGGAAGCAGAAAGCAGGTAAACTTTCGATCGCAGACATGCGAAAAATTATTAATAAGAAAGCAGGCGAAGAGGTGGCTCACGATCTTGCAGGCTCAAACCCTACCGAGGTCAAAGAGTGGATCCCTACCGGCTCACGCTGGTTGAATTCAATTATCTGTCGTGGTAAATACGCTGGTATTCCAATCGGCAAGATAAGTGAGATCGCCGGGCTTTCGGCTTCCGGCAAGTCTTACATGGCGGCTCAGATCGCTGGCAACGCCCAGAAAATGGGAATTGACGTTGTTTATTTTGATTCTGAGTCCGCTGTGGACCCTGACTTCTTAGCAAACGCTGGCTGTGACATTGAGAATTTACTTTATATTCAGGCACAATCAGTTGAGTTTGTTTTAGAGACAATTGAAGAATTATTAGCTGGTAACGAAAACAGAATGCTTTTTATCTGGGATTCGCTTGCTATGACACCTGCTATCACAGATATCGAGGGTGATTTTAATCCTCTGTCTAGTATGGCTGTCAAGCCTCGAATCTTGTCAAAAGGCTTTGCAAAGTTAACTGTGCCAATTGCTAATTCGCAATCAACCTTGCTGATTCTTAATCAGCTAAAAACGAACATTACAAGTAACATCGCGGAAGCGCGTCTGGAGCCTTATTTCACCCCCGGTGGAAAGGCCGCAATCTACGCCTATTCTCTTCGCATCTGGCTGACAGCGAGACGAGGTAAGGCTAGCTATCTATATGATGACAAAGGCTTTCGTGTTGGTACTGAGGTGAAGGCGAAGATTAAGAAGTCTCGTTTTGGGTCGGATGCGCGAGAATGCACATTCAAAATTATGTGGGCTGGCGACGATGTAAAAATTCAAGATGAAGAGTCATGGCTTGAGGCTGTGAAGTCATCTGACTATATCTCTAATGCTGGTGCATGGTTCACACTAAAACATGAAGACGGCTCGGAAGAAAAATTCCAATCAGCAACTTGGATGAAAAAACTGCAAGAAGATAAATTTAGAAACCGTATTTTACAAATTATGGAAGAAGAAGTTATTTTGAAGTTTGAGAAAAAAGAGGTTGATGCTAAGGAATTTTATGACATTGACGGCGAAGACGAATAATACAAAAAAACGCTTGACATGGCCCCCTGACTGTGTTATATTATAACAGTCAGGGGGTTTTTTATGACACGAATACTTGTAATTGATGCGCTTAACATGTTTATTAGGAATTACATTGTTAATCCTATGATCTCAACAAATGGTAACCCAATCGGGGGAACAGTTGGTTTTCTTAACTCAATTAAGAAACTGATGCGAGAATCTAAACCAGATCAGGTTATTATCTGCTGGGATGGTGCTGGCGGTTCACAGAAGCGTCGCCAGACCGTAAAAGAATATAAACAAGGTCGCAAACCTTTGCGCAAGAATTATCAGATTGAGGGGATGGATAAGCAATCTGAAAAAGAAAATATGATTTGGCAACAACGAATCCTAATGGAGATGTTGAACGAAATGCCAATTATGCAGTTGATGCTAGACCGAGTTGAGGCTGATGACATTATTTCTATGGTTGTGAACTCGCCCAAGTTCAAGGGATGCCAAAAGGTTATCGTATCATCTGATAAAGACTTTTTGCAATTACTGAATGACGAAACAGTTCTTTATCGCCCAATCCAAAAAAAGGCTTGGACCAAGAATACAGTAATCGAAGAGTACGGTATCTCACCAGAAAACTTTGTTATCGCTAGGGCTATTGCCGGCGATAAATCAGACAATTTGGTCGGTATCCAAGGTGCCGGCCTAGCAACAATTTCAAAGCGACTTGACTTCTTGATTGAAGACAAGATGCACACTCTTACAGAAGTCCAAGACTTTTGTACAAATATCGATAGCAAGCTTAAATTTTATGAGCGTGTCGTCGAAGGCTGGGATACAGTGGAGACAAACTATAAAGTTATGAATCTTACCCCGCCAAGCATTTCAGTTCAGGGGCGTAAAAAAATAAATTATGCGCTTGATAACTTTGAATTTGAACTGAATGCCACAGAACTGAAGCGCTGCTCTCTCGACCATGGCTTTGGTTCTTATGATTGGTCCGAGCTTATGGCTATGTTGCGAGGATTAGTCGAAAAAAACAAGCAAGTTGCTTGACAGAACAGTCTTGATAGGCTATATTAATAATCTGTGGGGGTTATGTGAGTAAAGAAGCGCCAAGCTTTAGCAAGTATGGTAAAGACTTCCAAGAAACTTTGTGTCAGATGATTCTTCAAGATCGTCCGTTTGCGGACCAGATCTCTGAGGTATTAGACATTAATTTCTTGGAACTTCGCTATCTGCGAGTATTTGTACAAAAAATCTTTGAGTATCGCGAGAAGTATGAAGTTCATCCAACTTACAAGACGATGATTTCCATTATTCGGGCGGACCTTGAAGATGAGAACGTTGCCACTCAACAGCAGCTTCGTAATTACTTTGCTCGTATTCACGACTCACAGGTTAGTGGTTCAGAGTATACAAAGAATATTGCACTTGATTTCTGCCGCAAGCAAAAGCTAAAGGAAGCGATGATTAAGTCGGTGCCTTTACTTGAGAAGTCATCTTTTGATGAAATTGCTAAAGTTATCAACGATGCAATTAAAATGGGGGATCCCTCAGATTTTGGTTATGATTATCTGAAGGATTTTGAGAAAAGATTCGAGATTAAGGCTCGGAACCCCATCACTACAGGTTGGCAGGATATTGATGATCTATGCCGAGGTGGTCTTGGTAAAGGGGAACTTGGAGTTGTCATCGCTCCCACAGGCGCTGGCAAATCAATGGTCTTGGTCCATTTAGGATCTCAGGCTGTAAAGTTGGGCAAGACTGTAGTGCATTATACTCTAGAACTATCTGACACGGTGATAGCTGGTAGATATGATTCTTGTATAACGAAAATTCCATTAAGTCAACTACACTCTTTTAAAGAAGAAATTTATGAGCAAGTGCAGGATATGGATGGAGTTTTGATTGTAAAAGAATATCCTACTAAGTCCGCATCGTCACGGTCTCTACGCACACACTTAGAGAAACTTCGTATGCGGGATATAAAACCAGATATGGTAATAATTGACTATGGAGATTTATTACGACCTATTTCTGGTAAAAGTGAGAAAAGACATGAGTTGGAATCTATTTATGAAGAGATGCGCGGACTGGCACAAGAATTTGATTGTGCAGTCTGGACAGCATCACAAACCAACAGGTCAGGACTCAATGCAGAAGTTATCACTATGGAATCAATCTCTGAAGCTTTCAACAAATGCTTTGTATCCGACTTTATTTTTTCTTTATCTAGAACGGTAGAGGACAAGCAAAGTAACACAGGAAGAATTTTTGTAGCTAAAAACAGAAATGGGCCTGATGGCCTCGTATTTCCAATATCTATGAACACCGCAAATGTTCAAATTGAAGTTTTGGAACCAACAGGAGAAGAGCAATCATCCTTATCGTCTAAGGACCAGAGCGAAATCCTAAAAGAGAAATATAAGAAATTTAGAGATAATAAAAAGAAGAAATCACAAGGAGAGCAGTAATGGAATTATCATCAGAGATTTTGTCGGATATCACAGTACACATGAAGTATGCTAGATACTTAGAGGACAAATATCGTCGCGAGACGTTTGAAGAATTAGTTGACCGCAATAAGTCAATGCACATCAAGAAGTTTCCTAAACTTAAGGACGACATTGAGGAAGCTTATAAATTTGTATATGAAAAAAAGGTCTTGCCATCGATGAGATCGATGCAATTCGGAGGCAAGCCCATCGAGGTAGCTCCAAACCGGGTGTTTAACTGCGCATATATGCCGATTGACGATGTTCGTGCATTTAGCGAAACCATGTTCCTTCTTCTTGGCGGCACTGGTGTAGGGTATTCCGTGCAGACTCACCACGTTGAGCAATTGCCAGAAATTCTTAAACCAAGCGGCAAGCGAACCTATCGTTATCTTATCTCTGACTCTATTGAGGGCTGGGCCGATGCGGTCAAAGCACTTGTATCTTCATACTTTAAGGGCACTTCAAAAATCCGATTTGACTTCTCAGACATTCGACCAAAGGGGGCACGCTTGGTGACATCCGGCGGAAAAGCGCCCGGACCACAACCTCTCCGTGAGTGTCTTGTGAAATTGCGTGGGCTACTCGATACAAAAGAGAACGGTGACAAGCTGAGTCCCATTGAAGTTCACGACATGATCTGCCATATCGCAGATGCCGTGCTTGCAGGCGGTATCCGCCGCGCTGCACTTATCTCTCTGTTTTCTGCTGATGATGATGAAATGATCGCTGCTAAAGCTGGAAATTGGTGGGAAACAAATCCCCAACGCGGCCGAGCCAACAATAGTGTTGTCCTGATGCGCCACATTGTCACAAAAGACTTTTTCAAAGAGTTGTGGGATCGTGTGAAGGCGAGTGGTGCAGGAGAGCCCGGCTTCTACTTTACCTTTGACAAAGACTGGGGTACCAACCCGTGTTGTGAAATTGCTTTGAGGCCATATCAATTCTGTAATTTGACCGAGGTGAATGTTTCAAATGTTGATTCACAAGAAGAATATGAGGCTCGTGTGAAGGCAGCAGCTTTTATCGGGACACTTCAGGCGAGCTACACTGATTTTCATTATCTTCGTCCAGTATGGCAGCGCAACACTGAAAAAGACTCTTTGTTGGGTGTGTCAATGACGGGAATTGCTTCTGGCAATGTTCTTAGTCTAGATATGAAGGCCGCAGCCCGTGTTGTAAAAGAAGAAAACAAGCGCGCCGCCGAGCTTCTTGGTATACGACCAGCCGCACGAACGACCTGTGTTAAACCGGCAGGAACCACATCATTGACCCTTGGTACATCCTCAGGAATTCATGCATGGCATAACGACCATTATATCCGCCGCATCCGCGTTGGGAAAAACGAAGCGATCTACAATTACTTGTCGCAGTACCATCCAGAATTGGTAGAAGATGAATATTTCCGACCACACGACACGGCAGTCATTTCAGCACCCCAAAAGGCTCCCGCAGGTGCAATAACTCGTTCAGAGACTGCGCTAGAAATGCTGGAGCGAGTCAAGCGGGTAAGTGCGGAATGGGTTAAAGCTGGGCACCGTAAGGGCCAGAATACTCACAATGTTAGTGCAACCGTGACTATCAGAGAAGAAGAGTGGGACGAGGTAGGCGAATGGATGTGGGAAAACCGAGAAACATATAACGGTCTTTCTGTATTGCCCCACTCTGACCACACCTATAAGCAGGCACCGTTTGAAGACTGTGACGAACAGACATATAACGATATGATGAAATCACTACTTGGGATTGATCTTACGAACGTTATAGAAATGCAAGACGACACAGACCTTCAGGGAGAATTAGCTTGTGCCGGCGGTGCATGTGAAATTAAATAATTACTTGACTTTTTTTATACAATAAGTTATATTATAAAAATAAATGGAGTTTGCAATGGTTTTAGAGCCTAAAAATAAATGGATTGAAATCGAACTTAGTTTCGACAAGAAAGAAGAAAAACAAGAGAGCATTGTTGCCCTACCTGAGGATTACCGGCCGGCTCAAAAGCCATATAAGGCAGTGTCGGTCGTATCGGATCCTGAGGCTAGTTATAAACACGGTGATGTTATCGTCGTGCCCACGCACGTTATCCAAGAGATTGAAATTAGAGATAACAAGTTTTATCTTGTAGAAAGAAATTATATCATGGCAACAGTGAGGTAGGTTTGGTTGACCCAGAAGCATACAGAACCCAGCGAGAGTGGCTGGAGCAAAACAATGACAGAACAAGAAAAATACGAAAGACTATCAATATTTATGATGATGATATCGGTCGTGTTGACTATGTACAGCACATGGGTGACGACCTAACAATCGTTAACAGTGCCCGCGTTAGTTTTGGTAAACACAAGGAGTCACTAGATGAGAAAGATGAAAAACTTATTAACTACTTGGTTAAGCACCGACACACTTCGACGTTTGAGCATAACGTTGTTACGTTTCGTTTTGTGGTTCCAATGTTTGTTAGGTCTCAGCATCATCGTCATCGCACTTGGAGCTATAATGAAATTAGCCGTAGGTACACTGATGTAAACCTTCAGTTTTACCAACCAAAAGCTTTCCGAACACAGCACAAGTCTAATCGACAGGCATCAAATCCTGAAGAACTAATTAATCCTGTGATTGTCTGGGATGGTGAAACCTGCGCTGAAGTTATCAGGGGTCACCACACAAAGTCACTAAAACTTTTTGATAAGCTCATTGAAGCAGGTGTTTGTCGAGAACAAGCTAGGGGAGTTTTGCCCCAGAACCTATACACAGAATATTATGGAACTGTTAATTTATCTAACTTACTTAAATTCATTGACCTCCGAACGCACGAAGGTGCCCAGTGGGAAATCCAAAAAGTTGCTGAGGCATGTTTGGAAATTGCTGAGGGCTTGTGGCCAGTCGCTGTTAAGTCTTATCGGAGTTCAAAGCAATGAAAAGGACAGCAAGGCAAGAAATCATGGCCTTGTCCGCAGCAAGGTTGGTAAGAGACACAGTAATTAATGCTTGCTTTTTAGCTGGGATCATGTTATTATATTATAGTTGCTCATAGGAGGTATTTTGGGACGACTGCACGACGCTAATATCGAGACTCTTCAGATGCAAGAGTATTTTGAAAAATGGAATCCAGACATAGACTACAGAGAAAACCCTCACCTATATAATATTGGCCGCGGCCAGCAGGGTGTTCTTCTTTGCGAGCCATACAAATCAGAAATTTGCGCCCACTGGCGTTTTAAAACTCCAGCAGAAGCAGAGATATCATCCCAAAAAATTTATTCTATGTTCCTAGAGTTTGTTGAACAGGATGATTTTGTCGGCGCTGATATGGCAAAGAAATTTCTTCACATGGGATTCACCCGTGCCCGCCGCTATGCGAACCACCGCGATGGCAAGAAATATGCATCAGATGGTACAGTGTTGCCACAAGAACCGGATGCTATGACTTGCGCCAAGGCGGAATCCGCTGTAATTTTTCGAGAGATGTGGAAATTGGCCAGAGAAAACGACACCTACCTTAAAATGAAACAAGATTTTAAGAGAAGTAAAGATGGAACAAAAAGTTAAAGATTATATAAAAGAAGTTCTCAGTGAGAAGCGACCCGAGTTTGGGGGAAGAGCCACATGCCCGTTTGCACTACCAGAGCTTGAATCTGGTAGGCTTATGATTGGCGAGGTGCAAGGCGAACAAGGATTATCACAACTAATAGATAAATTTCATGAATCTAATTATGATAGCGCGCTTCTTACAATTGAGGATGACATTCCAGCACATCAAACCGATCAGTTCGAAACTTTTGTTGATAAGTTACTAAGATTCAAAGGAATGGAACAATTTAAGAGCATTTGCTTTAATCCGAATGATCCTGTATCAGTGGAGGGTTTCAACCCCAGATCTATGTCACCATGTTTTATGATAAACATAGCAAGAAGAGAAGTTCTATATAAAGCAAATAGATTGATGTATAAAACAAATTACTACGATAAATTATCAGATGAGTATTTATCTTTTTTAAGATTAGAAGGGAGAGGAAAAAATGCAAAGTGAAGAAACAGTTTTTAAGATGTATATCAAGGAAACCTGCCCATACTGTGTCAAGGCACGGGATTATGTAATGAAAGAGCTAGGTGCTAGCCTACATACAATTGAGGTGTCCAAAGACAGCAATTTGCGCCAAATGATTATCGAAGATACTGGCCAAACAACGGTGCCGGTAGTATTTCTTGGCAACACATTTATCGGCGGTTGCGATGATCTGATCAAGTTTGGCCAGTCCAGCGAGGGTAGAATTCAAATCCTGCATAGAGAGGTCGATATTCTACGCGCCCAGTATAATAGAATACACCTACAGATCGAAAAGTTGGTAAGATCGCAATGATGGTGGCCTAGTGTCCGAGTTAGAACGACACATTTATCAAAAAGATACAATTGTCATAGGTGGTAGTTTGCAAGCGCTATTGTATGCCTATATTCATGAATTGCCAACTATTTATGTGGAAGAAAAAATTCCATTTCGTTTTGATGAAACAAAGCATGTAAATTTAGCCCATATTGGACTTGACCCGGACCAGCCATACAGTAACAGTGAATTATGGGCAAGATTAAAGTTCTTTTTGGGTCTGGCCGGCCTTTTACCAATGTCAGACAAAGCAGCAAGTATCAGAGTAAACGACAATCAGCTATCTGTAGTGACAAAGCGTTCTAGAAATATAAAATTTAATTTTAACAAATTGGTGGTTTTTGACGATGAAGAAGTATTCGGATTACCTACGATCAAAAAGAAAACAGCGGAAAAAAGCAGAGTTCTTGATTGGGTCAACGTTCGTAGTGGATGTAGCCATAGTATATTACATTTGCACTCTGATGGAGAATTTGTAAAAGATATTATATTCTATCCCACCGATAGATCTGATAATAGAAATCTAAAGGATCTGGTGGCCGTGTCGTACCTTACAGAAGAGCAAATAAATGACTTTAATTACTCTGACACTATGGCAAAATTTAAAATTATTGAAATGATGAAAGACGCAGGCATTCGTGGAGCAAGAAACGGTAGAGACGTTAACAACCCAGAGAGATTCAAGTATTACGCAATAAAAATAGAGCCTGCTCAACGAATTATTGAGAGAAACGTCACCAAGTATTACGATGCTGACGACAGGTTTGAATTTGTGTATGATACAGTGACACAATTGCTCGACAAATTAAATAAACCACAGGGCTATTTATCTAAAGTAAGCGAGGCGTTTTGAATAAGCATATGGT